AGACACCAAAAAGCAACCAATGTTTTTTGGACAACCATTAGGAATACAAAGATATGACTCTTACAAATATCCAATCTTCGACAAACTAACAACACAACAACTGGGTTATTTCTGGAGACCCGAAGAAGTATCTCTTCAAAAAGATCGTAGCGATTATCATATGCTACGCCCAGAGCAAAAGCACATTTTTACCAGCAATCTGAAATATCAGGTGATGTTGGATTCCGTTCAGGGTCGTGGTCCTGGTATGGCGTTCGCGCCTTATTGCTCACTGCCTGAACTAGAGGCGTGTATGAAGGTGTGGGAGTTTATGGAGATGATCCACTCCCGTTCTTATACTTATATCATCAAGAATGTTTACTCAGACCCATCTGAAGTTTTTGATACTATTCTCAAAGAAGACCGTATTATGGAACGTGCCGTAAGCGTGACTCAGGCATACAACGATTTCATCAATAGTGCTCATCAGTATGATAATTCAAATGAGTGGGTCCATGCTTTAGAACAAGTACCCTACGCACAAGAAGCAAGGTATGAACTCAAAAGAAAACTATTCAGAGCAGTTGCAAACGTTAATATTCTTGAAGGTATTCGCTTTTACGTCAGCTTTGCTTGTAGTTTTGCGTTTGGCGAGCTCAAGCTTATGGAGGGAAGTGCAAAGATCATCTCACTGATTGCTCGTGATGAGAACCAACATTTGGTTATTACTCAAAATATTCTGAACAAGTGGAAGGAAGGTGATGATCCTGAGATGGCACAAATTACTAAGGAAGAAGAGCAGTGGTTCTACAAGACCTTTGAGAATGCCGTGAATCAAGAAAAACTTTGGGCAGAGTATCTGTTCAAGGATGGTTCTATGATTGGTCTGAATGACAAACTGTTACAGCAGTATGTTGAGTGGATTGCGAATCGTAGAATGAAGGCAATTGGACTCAAACCACTTTATGATATTCCTGCGAAGAATAACCCTCTTCCTTGGACGGAACATTGGATCAGTTCTAAGGGTCTTCAAGTGGCACCACAAGAAACAGAAGTTGAGTCGTACATCGTTGGAGGAATCAAACAAGATGTTACCAAAGATACTTTCTCAGGATTCCAACTATGATGAATGGTGCGAAGAAGAAATTATGAACGCATATCGCCAAGCGGCGGAATGTGATGAATTTCTATTCGGTGACTATGACTATGAAAAAGAATGGTTAAAAGATCAAGAGGGTAATTAACCCTCTTTTTTTTATAAATATTCATAGGAATTTTAGTACGTATAAAAATGCTACCTTCACATTTAAAAGGACTATATGAAGCATATAGTGAAGTGTATACCGAAGAAACAGAAGATCTGGTCACTGATACTCTCATCGAAGAAGTTGTGGAGGAGTTGATTGGTGAGTGTGTTGAATTTGGATATACTTTAGATGAAGCTGCCGACGCTGTAGAAGAAGCAGCAATTGAATACCTGATGGAACTTAATCCTTATGCTGCTGCTGGTTCAAAAGAAGCAAGAGCATACGCTAAATCAACCACTGCTACAAAGCGTGGAGAAGAGCATAAAGCAGCAGTATCGGCAGCAAAAGAAAAAGTTAAGGCAAAAGTTAAAGGTGTTGTTGCTGGCGCTGGTATCGCCGCTTCTATTGCTAAGGATGAGGCAAGAAGAGCAGGCAGAAAGGCAGCACATGCGGTCTCTAGCACTGTTCAGAAGAAGAAGGCAGAGGTTAAGAGTGGTGTTAAGGGTCTGCTTGGAAAGGGTCTTCGTAAGGCAGCAGGAGTGGTTGGAAAGGTCGCTCAGAAGGCAGCAGGAGCCGCTTCAAGACTTGGTGAAGAAGTGGAGCAACTGGACGAAATCTCTGATAGATTAGCAACTGCTGCAAGAAACACCAGACAAAGAAGATTTGATAAAAGTGTTTTTCGTGCCGATACTTATGCTGATGCTGGGTATCAAAAACAGAGGAGCAAGTCTGATAGACTTAACCAAACTCTTGCTAGTAGAGAACAGAGAACTGGTAGTAAAATCAAAGCAGTAGAAGAGTTTGACGTAGATCAAGTAGATACTTGGGATGTGGTCCTTGAATATCTCATCACAAATGGTCACGCCGATACTAACGCTGAGGCTCTCTATGTTATGTCTCAGTTAGATGAAGAGATGGTTCAGTCCATCCTTGAGGGTTCTTACGAAGATAGAATTGCTGCGAATAACAAAAAGTATGATGCGGCACGTAAGAGAGCAGCACAAAGAGCAGAAGCAAGAAACAAAGCTAGAAGAGAAGGAAAAACTGGTGCTGTTCCTGGTGTAGGTTATGTTTCTCCAGGACCAGAAAGAACGTCATATACTGATTCTCAAGGCACTCAGAGACATCATTCTGGTGCTAAAATGCCCTGAGATTAATAAGTCATAACTTAAAGCACCCTTAAGGGTGCTTTTTTATTATCTTGTTACAGTTTTTTTGACGTCAACTATGCCTTCAAGAATTCTTTCTATTTTTCCATCAGGAGATTGAAAAAGTATATCATACAAATATTTTCCAGATTTTAATGTAGAAGTTACTGCTGAATTCATAGAAATAACAATTCTGGAATTGGCAGCATCTATTATTGATATTGTAAATGGTATTGAAGATTTTGATTCTTCAGCTTTTTTCATACGAGCACAGATATTATATCCAGTTAAATTAAATCTAGAATTAGTATCTGTTTTTTCAAAAACAAAATCTTGGCTAAAATCAGTTCCAGTATAAATTGTAAGATTAGCTGTATATACTGATGACGCCATTCTGTATGTATCCGTAAGAATAAAATATTTATGAGAAGCAACTTGAAGATATTCCAGATCTTACAATTACAAATCCTTCAACGACTACACTTTTCTTTCCATCAGCGTTAGAAGTTGAAATAATGTCATAAACGTGACGACCAGGTTTTAATCCAGAAGTTAATGTACTTCCCATAGAAATTTGTATTTTTCCGTTGACTGCATCTAAAACTGTTATTCCAAATCCAACATAAGAAGAGCTATCGGGATGCTTTCTCATTTGAGATTTAAAATCTAAACCAGTTGCATCAATTATAACTCCATCACTTCTAATAAGGTCAAATGGTTGTGAAAAATCAGAATGAATATTTATAAAAATATTTTGAGTATACGCCGACATATCTTTAGAATTTATTACTATTTATTTCTAGCATTGACAAAATTTAAAATAATGAGTAGAATCGCTTTGCTAGCGTTTTTGCTATGGTTGAAAGATAAATAATAGCTCATAAGATACTTTAATATGAGTTATGAGAATCCCTGGATCTACAATGGGGAAATATTTGATTCAACTGATATTCAAGATTATTTTGGTTTTGTTTATCATATACACTGCCATCCAACTGGTCGTTCGTATATTGGTAGAAAGTATTTCTGGAGTTTCCGCAAACCAAGAGGAAAATCTAGAAAAGTTAAGGCAGAGTCCGATTGGAAGCGTTATTACGGCTCCAGTGATGAACTCAAGTCCGATATTAACACTTGGGGAAAAGCATCCTGCGACAGAAGAATACTTAGCCTCCATACAACCAAAGGACAATGTAATTACGAAGAAACTAAACAACTCTTTTTAAATAATGTCTTGATTGAATCTCTTGACGATGGAACGCCAGCATACTATAATAGTAATATTCTAGGGCGCTACATGCGAAAAGATTATGGAAACTTTGGAAAAGACACTTCGACAAACTCATGATTGGGCAGTTGACCGTATTCATACTCTTTGTGAAAGAAACATTGAAGATGCCCATGCGATCCAATCTGAATTTAGTGAGTGGTTGAATCCAAATATTTCAGATCATGATATTTTCTCATTAGAATACATCGGTGATTAATATAATACATAGTATACTTATAATTTTTCTATGAATAATTTTGTAAAATTAGCTATTGAAAATGGTGGAGTTATCAAACCATTATTAATTAACGCTGAGGATCTTTCTGGACCTTCTCTAACCAATCCTTCAGTTATAATTATAAATGATAAAGTAATAGTTAATATAAGAAATGTAAACTATACTTTATATCATTCAGAATTAAATCGATTTGAACATATGTGGGGACCTTTAGTATATGTTCATCCAGAAAATGATTTGCACTTAAGAACTACTAATTATATTGCAGAACTTGATGATAGTTTAGATATCGTACATTATTCAAAAATTGATACCTCTAAATTTGATACCTACCAACCACAGTGGGAATTTGTTGGATTAGAAGATTGTCGTTTAGTTGAATGGGAAGAAAAAATTTATATTTGTGGTGTGCGTAGAGATCTTGATACTAAAGGTACAGGTAGAATGGAACTATCTGAGATTACTATTGATGAGGATGGGAAGACCATAAAAGAAATATCAAGGTATAGAATACCTGGTCCTCAACCAGATACTGAATACTGTATGAAAAACTGCACACCAATTCAGGATAAACCATTTCATCTTTTAAAATGGACAAATCCAACTGCTTTAATGAAATTTGATCCCCATGGAGGAGAAACTATAGTTTTTGAAACCACAGATTATGTATCTGGATTATCTGATATGCGAGGTGGATCTCAAGTTATTACTTATGATGGTGGATATTTAACTTTAATTCATGAAACTGAATTATATAATTCTGAACAAGGTAGAAAAAACGCAACATATCGTCATAGATTTGTTTCTTGGGATAAAGATTTTAAAAATCAAAAATTTTCTAAGTTGTTTTCTTTTTTAAATATGAAAATTGAATTTTGTTGTGGTTTAGCAGAATATAAAGATAGTCTCCTGATCACATTTGGTGGATCTGATAACGCGGCATACATTTTAAAAATTTCTAAATCTTTTGTAAATGAATTTATCAACAAATAAAAACAAATTGGATGGAATACCACCAATCCATATAGTTAGTCTTAATGAGAGTGAAGATAGAAGAAACAATTTGGAAAGATGGTTTAGTAAATTTAATATTACTAATTATAAATTTCATTTATTTAAGAGATTTGAAGAAAATGATTATATAATTAATGGAAAATATTCTCATTTATTGGAACCTGATGGAAAAGGTTCAATTACATCTCATTTTATAGTATTGAAAGAATGGTATGAATCTACTTCAGAACCATATTGCCTAGTTGTTGAAGATGACTTGTCTTTAGAGACAGTTGATTATTGGAATTTTACTTGGAAAGAATTTGAAAATAATCTTCCTCATGAGTGGAATTGTATACAACTAGTTATTATTCGGGAAAACTATTGTCAAGAATATTTCTTTCAATCAAGAGATATAAATGATTGGTGTGCGGCTGCTTATTTGATTCGTAGGGAATATGTTAAGCAATTACTCGATAGTTATTATATTGATAATATTTTTAATTTAACAATTGAAAATCTTGAATACCCACCCGTTATTGAGCATTTATTATTCTCAAAAAAATCTAAAGTTTATTGCCTTCCCTTATTTGTAGAGGATATTATTAATACACAAAGTACATTTAGATATAAAGAAAAGCTCTATTGGGGTCATGGTCAATATCATCACAATTCTTATTATGATGTGATGAGTTGGTGGAAAAATAAAGGATTTGATCTATCAATATCTGAAATTGTTGGTGATAACTTTAATAAATGGAAGCAAAAATATAATATGAGTATAACAGGAGTTATACAAATTGGATCTTATTTTGGTGAAAATGTAAAAAAATATATCAATGGTGGCATTGAAAATATTGTATTATTTGAACCGTTGAAAAATAATTTTGATATTCTTTGTAAGAATATGCAAGATATAGAAAAAAATATTACTTGTCATCAAATTGCTTTGGGTTGTGAGCATAAAAATGTTTTTATGTATGTGAGTAATGATAATCAAAAAAATAGCTCTATCTTAAAGCCGAAAAATTATTTTAAATACAACTCGAATGTTTATTTTCCTTATTCGGAGGAAGTTGAAGTTAATTGTTTAGATTCTTTTGAGTATACTGATTATAATTATCTCCATATAGATGTTTCTGAATATGGGTTAGATATTCTAAAAGGATCATTAAAAACTTTGGATAACATCGATTATCTTTATTGTAAAGTTATTAATAATATAGAACTTTATGAGAAAAATTCATTAATTAGTGATATAGATGATTTTCTTTCCGAAAAAAATATGAAAAGAGTTGAGACATATTGGAGCAATGAATTTTATGGAGAAGCTCTTTATATTAAAGCTAAAAATGACTATCAAAAATGTATATTTAAAACTGATTTTGCTCATAAAAAAGAATTAGTTATTTTGGATGTTGGTTGTAATATTAATAATAATTTGGATGACTTTACTGAAATATTTTTTGATCAATATCCAAATTCAAAATGTGTGGCAATTGATCCTATATTTTGGCAGGATTATGAAAAAAAATGGGGTAGTGATTCTAGAGTTACTATTGTAAAAAAAGCTTTGTCCGATTCGTCAAAAAATAAATTTTTATATGTACCTTCAATTTATGGTGATGGATCTGGATTAACATCTTTTTACAAAATGGAAGTATTCGAGCAAAATTATAAACAGTTTGAAACTGAATGTATAACTCTTGATGATTTGGTCCTCAATTTAAATATTGATTGTATAGATTATCTTAAAATAGATACCGAAGGATCTGAATTAACGATATTAAATGGAAGTAAAAATTTGCTTAAAAATAAAAAAATTGAGTATATTCAATTAGAATATGGCCCAACATATGAAGATGCCGGATATAGTGTTTTAGATATTGTTGAGTATTTAAATTTTTATGGATATAAATTAATATATAAGACAAAAAATTATTGGAATAATATTCCAATCGGTGAAATTTTATTTACAAAATTTTAGAAAAATTAGAAGGTTTGAATTATGATTACAATTAATGCTCTTGGGCGAATGGGACGTTTAGCAAATCAAATGTTTCAGTATGCGGCATTAAGAACACTTGCTAAAAAATTTAATTATAGTTATCATCTTCCTTTAAGAGATCCAAGTCAAAAATTAATTGATGAAGATTTAGATATATTTGAATGTTTTAAATTAAATGGGGAAGAAAGAAAAAATTCTGATCTTTATCAAATTGAAATGTCTACTCTTGGATTTGATGAAAATATTTTTAATAAATGTCCGGATAATGTTGATCTAAAAGGTTATTTTCAAGATGTAAAATATTTTGAAAATAATAGAGAAGACATCAAACAATCTTTCACTTTCAAAGACCAATATTCTGAACAAGCAAAAAATTATTTTTATTCTGCGTTTGGGAACGAAGAAATCTTATCACTTCACGTTAGACGTAGTGATTATCTAAATTTCGATCATTTTGTAAAACAAAATGCTCAATATTATTCCGATGCTCTTCGATTTTTTGATCCAAATTTAAAGGTTTTAATATTTACTGATGATTATGAATGGGCAATAAATCAAGAAATTTTTCAATCTGAAAGATTTTTCTTTTCTACTGGAAATAATAATGCTGTAGATTTATATATGCAAACTTTATGTAAATATCATATTATAGCAAATAGTACTTATAGTTGGTGGGGTGCTTGGTTGGCTGATAGTAAACGAGTTGTTAAACCAACTAATTGGTTTGATGGGATATTAAAAGACTATAAGAATTTTCTACATGTTGATGGATGGATAAATGTATGAGATAATTAAATACATTGCTGATAAAATTAATTAAAATACTGTAATTTTGTAATATGAAAAAGGAAAATCCCATTATTTCTACTCAAGAAAAATCCGATATTTTATTAGAGTTTTCTTTGGATACTGAAAATGATTTAAAAAATTATAATCTGGCAAACTGGTATGAATCTCAAAAACATACTGCCCCAGCTCATACTTATTATCTACGAGCTGCTGAAAGAACTAAAGATAAAGTTCTCGCTTACAAAGCATTGATTAGGGCATCATTTTGCTATAAATCTCAAGGATCTAGAGATGGAACGGAAAAAGTTTTATTAGAAAATGCGTTAAATCTTCTTCCAGAAAGACCAGAGGCATACTTTTTTCTTTCTTTCTTATCTGAAAAAAAAGAAGAATGGCAAAATTCATATACATATGCTAATTTTGGATTACATTGTTACAATAACGATGTAGTGATCGAAGATATTGGAATTGAAGAATATTATGGAAAATACTTATTGATTTTCCAAAAAGCGGTTGCTAGTTGGTGGTGGGGTAAAAGTGAAAAAAGTAGAGGACTTCTTTGGTCTCTAGTGGATGATTATTGGGATAAAATGAATGATAAGTATAAAAAAGCAGTAGAAGATAATATTAGCCGACTAGGAGCAGGACCGAATTCTCAGAAAGCTGTTTTTTATGACTCCTCAAAACATAAAAATTTGCGGTTTAATTTTAAAAACTCTGAAAAAATAGATAAAAATTATTCTCAAGTTTTTCAAGATATGTTTGTTCTTTCTATGTTAAATGGAAAAACAAACGGAACCTTTCTAGAAATTGGTGGTGCTAAACCATTTGAAAGAAACAATACTGCTCTTTTGGAAAGCTTTGGATGGACTGGATTGGCAATAGAAAATAATATTGATTTTGCCAATGAATATAAAAATCAAAGACCAAACGTAAAGGTTTTATCTGAAGATGCTCTTCAAATAAATTATTCGGAACTTCTATTAAAAAATTATGAGCATAACATAATTGATTATCTTCAATTAGATATCGAACCCGCAAGAAATACGTATGAATGTTTATTGAAAATACCATTTCATGAGTATAAGTTTGCTGTTATAACGTATGAGCATGATCATTATATTGATATAACCAAATCTTGTAGAGAAAATTCTAGAAAATATTTGGAAAGTATGGGATATGTTCTTGTTTTAAATGATATATCTGCAGATGGTATTTCTACTTTTGAAGATTGGTGGGTTCATCCTGATTTGGTTGATAGGAATATTTTGGAATTGATGACCGAAGTTACAGATAATATTGTAAACATAGAAGAATATTTTCTTAATAAAAAAGAAGATAATTTAGATTGTCAAAAATACTATGCAGAGTTTGAAACTGACAAATATATTAGAGAAAATTTTTTTTTAGATCTAAATTATAATGGAGTTTTTGTAGAAGTTGGTGCTGGCCCTCCAGAATTTTTAAGTAATTCTAAGCATTTTAGAGATGCTGGATGGAGAACTATTTGTATAGATCCAAATCCAAAATTTGTTGATCAGCATAAAAAGGTTGGTAGTGAAGTTTATCAATATGCTTGTTCAAATGTAGAGGGTAAATCTACGTTCACAATTAATCATAATAATGATGGTTTGTATTCGCAAGAAAATGATGGTGTAAGTTTTTCAGCCATAGATATCAGATATAAAAATGTCCCAGAGCATAATACTCAATATACTATAGAAGTTGAAACTATAAAATTAAATACTTTACTTGAAAAAATTGGTGTAGATAAAATTGATGTTCTTTCCATTGATACGGAAGGTTGGGAACTTGAAGTTATGGAGGGATTTGATCATTTAAAATATCTACCTAAAGTAATTATTTTGGAAAATTTTGAAAATAATCCAAAGTATCAAACTTTCATGAAAAAAATTGGATATGATAAAAAATGCAGTCTTTCATATAATGAAATATATTTAAGAGATACTCTAGTTTCTGAAAAAAAATGTTCTTTTTCATTTACAACTCATAAAAACACATCATGGATTGTAGATAATTTTTATGACAATCCAGATGAAGTTCGTAAGTTTGCTTTAGACCAGGAATATCTTGAGGGTGGAATAGGAAGAGGATTTATTGGCAGAAGAACTCAAGATCAGTTTTTATTCCCAGGTCTTAAAGAAAAATTTGAACAAATTATGGGAAGACCTATTATAAAATGGGAAGAACATGGGATGAATGGTAGGTTTCAAGTTGCTTGGTCTGGGGAACCATTAGTATATCATTGCGATAGTCAAACTTGGGGTGGTATGTTATACTTAACTCCTGATGCTCCTTATCAATGTGGAACTACTTTGTATGCCCATAAACAAACTAGAGCTAGAACATATTATGATGATGGGTGGGATGTAGCGTGGAAAGATATTCCCGGAGATTGCCACTTAGATGGTACTTCTTTTGAACCTGTTGATGTACTTGGAAATGTCTATAATCGTCTTGTAATTTTTGATGCTAGTTGCATTCATTCTGCATCTCAATATTTTGGAACAGTGCGAGAAAATTCTAGACTTTGGCAAATGTTCTTTTTTGATTAAAAAAACTAAATAAAAGGTGGTATCGCCAAAGAGAATATCAATGACCTTAGATCTTCATAACTTTTTTAAATTTTATGATGAGAAAAATGATAATCATGTAGCAGCAGTTCAGTGGTTAGAAGATAACCTTCCTGCTGAATTCATGGATGATTCAGATACTGATTGGGTTGGAATCTTTAGAACTAAACCACCCACACCAGCAGTTTTAGCAGTTCCATACTTTAACCAAGTAGACAACTACAGAGATGCACAGAGAACTTGTAACAGTTCGTCATGTGCGATGTGCCTTGCGTTCCTCAAACCAGGAAGCATTAAAGGTGATGACGAATATGTCAAGAAAGTATTTG